ATCCTTCGAGTCATCTGCCGGAGGCGGCAACTGAGCACCGAGCATCTTCTCGATGTTGGCGCGATACTGGAACGCGGTGTGCTCCATAATGTGCGCCTGCGCAGCAGCAATTAGCGCCTGACCTTGCGGGTTCTGACCCATCGACGCTGCAATCTTGGGGTCTTGCAAGAACGATGTGTGCACAGCCAAGTGTGCGTCGTGGTCTTGAATGATGAACGCCTTGACCGGCTTGCCGTTGAGGATCGCCATGTTCTCAGACACCGGATCAACCGGCTTCATGTCGTCCACAATCGGCACCAGCTTGCTGGCGTTCTTAACGCCCAACGTCTCAATCATCTGCCGGTGCAAGTAAGGCAAGTCATAGATCTGCGGGGCACCCTGTGCCAACTGCATGACCGCTTGGTACTGCATGACCTTCTGCGACATGGTTGCCGCGTTGGGGTCAGAGACCGGGATGACATCCACGTTGTCGTAGTCAGACTTCTTGGCTGACTTGCTCCCCACCTCGGGCTGGTAGTCGTAGTCTTCCGGGGTGTTGTCACGGATGATGGCTGCAAGGAGCTTGAACTCCTGCTTCATCGTGTAGTGGATGCGAGCCTGTACAGCCGACATCACCTTGAGCACGCGCTCAAGGATCGCAAGCGTGGTGCCCACCGGGGCCTGTGCGGACATGTCCGACACATTCAAATCAGCAACCGCCGCGAAACGTCGGCCATCGTCCACGATCTTGTCCATCAGCATGGACAGCGTTTGGCTAGGCTCTTTGTACGGCAGGGGCAGGATGTTGTCGCGGATCGCACCGCTGGGCACATCTACGTCGCGCCACTCTCCGGGGGAGATAGGGGTGTCGTCTCCCTTGATACGCAAGCCGCGTGACTTGAGACCACCCGGCAGATTGCTGAGAGTTCCTGCATCGACAAGTTGACGAAGGAGGCTGGTGGCGGCTCGGGCGTGACCACCGATGAGGTGGATGAGGCCAAAGTAGTAAAAGCCGAAGCCGGGGATGTACCCGTAATGCACGAAGTGCTGGCGTCGGGCTTTGAGATCGTCATCTTCTTTCCAGTTACGGCGCACGGCAAGGACAGTGCCGGTGCCTTTCTCAATCGTTACCACATACGGTAGGGCAAGGCCGGTCTCATTGTTGTCCTTGTCGACGTCCGGGTACCCCGGCATGTCAATGTTGACGTGCATCTCAAGCAATTGGAACCGATCATCAATTGAGCTTGTGAACCCTTGGTCCACAGCCTTCTGCTTCTCCACCTCGTCCATGACCCGCATGGGCTCGCCAAGGTCTACATCACGGTAAAAGCCTGCGTACTGCAACCGCTCCAACTCATTCTTGGTCTTACGCATGCGGTGCGTAACACGATCCGCCGACTCAAGGTTCATCGCACCATAGGGCACGACAATATCTTCAGCAGCGATGTACACCGCCGTCTGGCGGTCCAGTGACGGGTCGAAGTAGATCTTCTTGAACGCATTGCCCGACAGCGCAAGGGAGAGCAGCAGCCGCTCGTGCTCGGGGCGGTACTCCTTCATCACCTCGGTGAGCTCGTAGTTCATGTCGTCCTGAACGCGCACGGCAGACTCTTTCTTCTCCGTGGTCTCCTTACCGATGATCTTGGCCTTAACAGGGCCTGCGGCAGGGAACGTCTCCATGATCGCTTCGGACTGGAACTTGACCGCGCTCTCCATCAGCAGCGGGTGATACACACCGCAAGCGCCGGGCCACGGCTCTGTGCGCTCGTCATATTTGAGGCCCAGCAACTGCAAGCCCTTGACGTAGGTGTCGAGCCAGTCCTTGCGCGAGGAGATATCCGCGTCGTAGTCAGCCAGCAAGTCGGAGGCCAGACTCTGCAAGTCTGACTCACTCATAAACTCCGCAAGGTTGTCATCGAAGTCCTCTGCACGAGGCTCATCTTTGCCTAGCTCAATCATCATCCCATCGACACCGATGCGTACCGCCTCGGGGTCCTCAATCTCAATCTGGATGTCCGGCTGGGCCGAAGCAAGCGCGTCGATACCCTGCGGGGCTTCGTAGAGAGACTTGTCAATTGCCATCAGTAGTATCCTTCTAGCCGCGCTCTTTTAGATTTAAATGGGCGTACTGGGTCTTCCTCGTCTGATGCCAAACGCAAGAAGCCACCTCGCCGGTAGCGCAGTAGTGCTTGGGTCATGGAGTCCACGAGGTCGTCGTGCTCACCGGAAGGGAAACTTGCCACTTCCTCGACCAGCTCTTCTGCCCAGTGTGTATTAGGAACCCAAATACGCCCGGAAGCAAATAGATCCGCCACGGCGTTAAGACGAGCAATCTTGTCGTTGCCCCGCGAGGGAGTGAACTCTTGCACTGGCACACCCATGGCCCGAAGCTCGAACAACAGCGGGGTGCCTGCAGCCTTGGCCTCGACAATCAAACTGTCCGGGTTCCACTCCTTATACTCCTCGAACGCCCGTTGCTTGAGCTCGGGGAACTCCATACGCTTCTTGATCGCGTTGAGCAGGATGATGTGGGACTGGTTAACCCCTTGGTCGTCGGGCTTCTCAAATATGCCCCATGTCGTGCAGGCCGAGTAGTCAGCTCGCTCGGTCTTTAGGAAGGCCGTATCCCAAGACTGTATAATATAGGAGCAGAACGGCGGCTCGTCCGAGTCCCACCACTGCCACCAGTCCCGCTTAACAATAGCCGACACATCTGAGGTGGGCTCCTGCTGGTACTGCGCCATCCACTTAGCGTTGGGCAGCTCCTGTTGCAAGGCTTTGAGCTGGTCAAGGGGCCAGAACTCTGGCCACAGCGGCTTGCCCGAAGGCAGGATGGCCGGGAACTCAATGACTTCCCACTCTTCCCCTGACCGCTGCGCGGCAGCTTTGAGCACCTGCCCGGTCAGATCTTTCTTAGACCAGCGGGTCATAACCATGACGATAGCCCCGCCCGGCTGCAGACGCTGCCGAGGACCTGACGTGTACCACTCGTACGTTTTGTCGTAGATCTCCGGGTTTACCTCAGCCAGCGTGGCCTCTTGCTCGGAGTGGGGGTCGTCGATAATGAGCAGGTCAGCGCCCTTACCAGTGACAGCACCGCCAACACCAATAGCGAAATACTCGCCAGCAAAATTAGTAGCCCATCGGCCAGCAGCTTTAGAGTCAGCCTGCAGAGCAACTTGAGGAAATACATCTTTGTACCTATCGGCGTCTACGAGGTTACGGACCTTACGACCAAAGCCCACCGCTAACTCCGCCGTATGGGAGGTCTGGATGATCTTCTTCCCCGGGTACTTGCCAAGGAACCAACTGGGCAAAAGATACGACGCAAACTCGGATTTGGTGTGCCGAGGGGGCATGTTGATGATCAGACGCTTAGTCTTACCCTCCGCAACGCGCTCAAACGCCCGGGCCATCTTCTCGTGGTGCCTGCCATGGATAAAATTAGGCCATACGTAGTTCACGTAGACCATAAAGTCTGATTTAGCACGCTCTTGGGTCGCTGTTCGGCGTGCCTCGGCCACCAAAGCCCCCAATTTCTGCTGCGCAGCGGGGGGAAGTGTCGGTAAACGGCGTTCTATGTCACGCAGAAGGGCTGGATTCATCCGTCACCCCCAGTTCTGCGTCTAAATCTAGCTCTGAGAGGTTAGGCACGGGGTCTTCATCGACCTCAGCGTACTCCGCATCGAAGATTTCCAGCGTTTTCTTGATCTCAGTCTCAATATCCTTAACCGAACGGTGCGTAACGGTCACATCTACACGTTCTGAGAACAAGTTTACGCCAGATACCTTGCCCAGCAGCTCCAAAGCCTTGAGCCTTGTGCGGGCGTCAGAGTCTGTACTCTCTATAATGAGTCTGTTGGTGACGTAGACCCGGGCACGGCGGTGCACATCGAGCAACTCGCGGTCATATTCGGTCAAAATGGAGTCAAGATGCTTGATTGAGGCAGGCATCAGGGTCTTAAGAGGCGCGATCTGCCCTGAGGCAAGCATCGTGTGAGACGCCAGACGGTCTTCTTCGGTGACCTGCACCTCCAAACCGTGCTCTTCAAGCACCTCTACGGTCTTAATCAACGCTTCCGCACGCTCCCTGAAGCTATCTAGCTCCTCTGGCGTGGTGTCAAAAGGGAATGGGATCCCTATTTCAGGCGTAATAACAATAGGCATGTGCGGGAACTTTGTCGCTCCGGTTTTGCCGAGGGTAACAGACTTTTTGCAAAATACAACTAGGGGGGTAGGAGGGACCCAAACAACATAGGGGGGCATGTTTATATATGAGGGGGTGGGGGTCGGACCGGCAAAATTTGAAAAAATGGTGTTGGGTTGTGCAGATTAATATGTATGTGAGACGCGGGACTCCTAACGCCACAGCGGGGGATCGGGGATGGGTAGGGTGCGGCGCGGCCCGTTTTGCCATGTAAACACCTGTTTACTTGCTTTCTACAACCCATGTGCTAAGATGTTTCCACGTTATCCAGTTCGGGTAACGCCACACCAGAGGATTACAGAACATGATTACCGCAACAATTAAAAAGACTGTTACCGACGCGATCACGAGCACAGTTAAGGCCGAAAACAAGTGGCTGACCACGGGGGAGGTTGTCCGCGCCGAGTATGCAGACAAGTCCGCGCTGGAAGCAATCCGCGCACAGTTCCTGTCCGAGGTTATTTATCCGGCAATGGGGGATGAGGCCGTGCGCGTTATCGAGGCCGTGATACCGGCCAAGAATCATAAAGACTATATCGGGGCGACGGCCGACCTGCGCGCGCAATGGGATTCCATGAGCGAGGCCAAGAAAACGGTGCGCGGTAAGGGTTCGGTCTACTTTGGCCGTGTAATTAAGTATGCATACCCTGAAACGGACAAGGCCGAGGCCGAGGACGCGACCGAACAGGCCAAGCTACTCAAACTGGCAAGCGCCCTGCTAGTTCGGATCCAGAAAGACCCGAGCCCAACCTATCGCCACGCCGATGCATGCAAGGTCGCGCAGGCCCTAGTGTCTTTCCTGACCTGACCCGCCGCGCTCGACCGGCCCGCCCTAATCAGGCGGGCCTTTTTTATGCCCGCGTTTTACGCGGCCATTCCATGATAGTTGAGGGTGATGATGATGCAGCGGCGGCAACTTATAAACACTGTTTACCGATAGGCTGCATGCAGCCTATCGCTTTTTGCCAGCCAACGCAAGCCCTATTTGTTTTGAATGTTTTGCAATGTTTTGCAATCCCAAAACACAGTAAGTGCTTGATTCCTAAGTTGTTTCAGACGTTTTTAGGGGTTTGTTTGAGATGTTTTGTCTTTTATATATGTACTCGCCATTCTTTTTTACCCCCACCACGTGGCAATGCGTTTCTTGCGTGTGCGCCGAAGAGCTGTTTTGCCTAGACCCTCATAAAAACCCAAAACATCGGGCCTGTATGGACATCGAAGCGCCCATCATGTTGATTTCATTAGCATTTCCCCGTGCTAAAAAAACCAAAACATGGTCAAAACATTCAAAACATTCAAAACAAACCCGCTCTTTTGCCTTATATATCAAGGGCTTACATGGCGGCGCTGGGACAGCGCGGCAAGCAGGATGGGGGGCAGGTGCTAAACACCTGTTTACCGATAGGCTGCATGCAGCCTATCGCTTTTTGCCAGCCAGCGCAAGGGGTCGCTGCATCTTTTTTCACGGGGTTTATATTATCCAAAAAACTTGCTTTTTGGTTGTTACTATGCTATGCTATAGGTCGTTGGGTGGGTATGTGGTTCGGCGGCCCCAGAGCTGCCAGCCAACAGGTTGTAAACAGTGTTTATCAGGAGAGTAGTTATGCATTGCATCTACTGCGGCATATCTGTGCCGCTTGCCCGTTACGGGCTTGGCTATGAGACTTGCATGGAGTGCGGCGAGCAGCAGGCTCGCAAGGTCAAGCACTGCATCGTGCCTTTACCAAAGTCTAACTACATAGTAGTATCAGATCTTTCCCTGCTGAAAGGACTGAACAAGTATGCGCAAACGTAACAAGCCCCACACCACGGAATCCATATTGACTGAAAGCGTCCAGTCGGGCGATTGCCTGCTCTGGCCTAGCCTAAAAGCAAATGGGTACGGGTACATAGGGCACAAAGGAAAAACTACCTATGCACACAGGGTTAGTTATGCCTTGCATTACGGGCAGGGCATCCCAACGGGCTTAGAGGTAGACCACACTTGCGGCAACCGTGCTTGTGTGAACCCTGCACATCTAGAGCTGGTAACACATTCTGAGAACATGAATAGAGCCAGAAACAAGCGAACTACCTGCCGTGCGGGACACCTTTTAGATGATGTAAACACACGTTTATTCGTTGTTAAGCGTAAGCAAGGCGGGACTCGTATCCAGCGGTACTGCCTCAAGTGCCGTGCAATGTATCAGGCTGAACTTAGACGGGCGGCAAAGACCGCGAGGACTTGAAGGGTATCAACAACAAGGGAGGGTTTTACAGATGAACGGATATGTATGTTTTTACCGTGGCAAGCGGTGCGAGGTCTACGCGGATACTAGCTATGCCGCGCAGGAGAAGGCAGCGCAGGTGCTCAAGGCTCGCAAGAGCTGGGAGGTCACGGTGGTGCTGGCCGAGCGAGCAGGCCAGCAGGTTGAGCACACGGCGGATGCCTGACCGGCCCATAAACAGTGTTTATAAGGAGAGTGCGATGAGAATTAAAACAAGCGAACTGATAGGCAATGCGCTAGCCGCTGTTGTCGGACGTATTGAAGGGATCGCGCCACGGTTTTACGACGCAGATCAGATGTGGACGGCATACCTGCCGCATGAACTGTGGGAGCAAGGCGGCCCGATTATTGAGCGTGAGCATATACGCCTGACCTATATAGAGGGACTGCAAGAGTGGGAAGCGTGGGTTCCCGTAAGCGCGGATTCGATGGAGGAGTATTCTGAAGCTAGCCCCACCCCACTAGTGGCGGCTATGCGCTGCTATGTGGCATCCACGCTGGGCGATGAGGTCGATGTACCGGAGGAACTGAAATGACAACCCTAATAATTATCTGCGCCATCGTTGGCGCCGCCTGCCTGCTGGGCACATTCATCGTTGGAGTCAGTGCGCTGCTGGATAAGGTGCAGGGTATCCGTCCGATCCTGCCGCCGCCTGACAGGTCCACTATGCGGTACAGCGAGCGTATGGACGAGATGGCCCGATACAGGGCCCACATAGCCAAGCAAAGCTAAGGAGGACGTATGACCTACGAGCAAGCCTGTGCCGAGCACAGTCGGGCAATGAGCAGGGCTGACCACGCCGCAGCAGTGGCTAAGGAGACGGGCAAGCGTGAGGACTGGAGGGCATATACCCGTGCCCTTGAGGAGCTTGCCGTTGCACTAACTGCGCTGGACAGGGCTAGACCACGACCAATAAACAAGTAAACACGTGTTTACAAGGAGGAGCTTATGAAACGTATGAACACTTACATACAAGCTAAAGCCAAATGGGAAAACATCAAGCCGATCCGTGGGCGTGCCGTAGATATCAGGCCATTGGGCAAGCGCAGCCGTAGCTGGGAGACCATCGTGCAGGTCGATCTGGGTGCGGATAAGCCGGAAGGTGAACGCTACGCCTATGCTGCCAAGCTATACGACACCAACGTGGTCACTTGGTACCCAGACAGCACCATGGGGGTCAAGGTAGACACGTACCACACACCCATAACCGCTAAGTTTATTCACGAGGTGTCGCCGCTGAGCTGTTGCAAGACTAACCGCAAGCTGTGGGTGTGGTCATACGGCACAGGTAGCGAGTCTATAAAGTATCCAGTGCCGTACAAAGATGAGCTGCGTATGCGACGGCAAGACGACGGGGCATGGGCCCCGCTTGAAGGCTATACCCCCAAGGTGCGCCGCACCGACCGCAAGGCCACTAAGCCGCTGCAACAGCAGGTCGCACCGTTTCTCAACTGGGCCAAGGCGTTCCTGTCTATGGCCGACGGGGCGATACAGCCTGAGACCTACGCACAGGTGCTTGAGGTTAAGGTAACAAAATACGGCACCGAGCTTCATGGGTGGGAGCGCACCGAGCTTAAGCTTCCCGCAGACGTTGCGCAGCGGTTGGGCATTGCGGATACCCATGTGTTTACGCTTGTAAATAACAAAGGTGAAAAGGCGCTCAAGGCAGTACTTAGCCTCACTGAAGATGATTACCTGCCGTTCTTGTGCTTTATAAGCCTCGCTTCGTCTTCGTTTCAAGCTGCACCTGCGATGGATAAAGTTATACACCCTGTGCACGTCAACTACGGCAAGCTCAAGGAGTGGGTATACAAACTTATACGCAACGCGCCGCAGTCCAGCATGGAGGTGGACTTCACACCAAGTGCCAAGATATCCCGAAACATGGTGTAGGCCATGTGCCTGTAAGTTTTGTAGATGTTGACAAACTAGTAAACATTGTTTACAATAGCTATAACAGTTGGCAAAAGACTAACTGAAACATGAGGAGTGCAATATGTCTGCGATTAACTTCGGGACTTCGGTGTCCCTGTCTGACTTTGCCCACGCGGTTGCTTGTGTGGGGCATCAGGTAACCATCATCGGCGAGGGCGAGATGGGCATCGGCAAGAGCGCGACGCTCAAGACTCTGGCCAAGATGATGCCCAACCACACCCCTGCGTATATCGACTGCACCTTGCTGGACTTGGGCGACTTTGCCTTGCCGTTTATCGAGCAATGGGACCCCGATGCGCACAGTGAGTCTACCGGTCAACGCATTATCACCCCCACCGGACTCAAGATCACCCGCTTTGCGCCCAACGCACGGTTCAAACTCCATCTGGGTCAGCCGGTTATCGTCATGCTGGACGAGCTGGGCAAGGCGATGAAGTCGGTCAAGAACGTGCTGCTGACTCTCATGCTGGAGCATCGTATCGGTGATCATTACTTGCCCGAGGGTAGCATCGTGTTTGCTACTACCAATTTGGGTGCCGAGGGTGTGGGCGACTTTCTTGAGCCCCATGCTCGCAATCGTGCGGCCAAGGTGAGGATCGGTAAGCCTGACGCGGATCAGTGGGTGAACGACTACGCTATCCCCCATAACTTGGATGCGACCGTGATCGCATGGGTCAAGCAGTTCCCGCATTGCTTGGCTGCGTTCGATGATCCGTCGCAGCGTGACAACCAGTACATCAACCATCCGGGTCGAGCGGGTCAGGACGCATGCGTAACTCCCCGCACCTTGGAGAAGACATCGTGCATCGTGTCTAAACGCGCCGTGCTGGGTGAGACCACAACCCTGTCCCTGCTGGCTGGCACTATCGGGCAGGCTGCTGCGCGTGACATGCAGGCGTTCTTGACCGTGGCAGATAAGCTCCCGACATGGGAGGCAGTCATCTCGTCACCGTCAACGGCCAAGCTCCCGACTGACGTGGTGGCTAAGTGCATCATGGTGTTTAGTGCAGTGACCCGTGTCGAGCGCGATACGCTGGACAAGTGGATGGAGTACTTGGGCCGCATGGACAAGGAGTGGCAAGCCCTGTTCGGTAAGAGCGTGATGCGCAGCCCCACTAAGCAGTCGTTCTGCGTGACTAACCGGTCCTTCAAGGACTGGGCACTGGCTAACGAGTACCTGTTCTAAAGCAAACAGATGTTTATAAGGAGAGTGCGATGGGCAAGATGACGCTAATGCTGAACTACACCAACTACGTATTGGATGAGAACGTAGCCATCGAGATGTTCAAGCTACTCAACAAAGGCGGCGTCGAAAGACTGGAAAGTAAGTGGGACAGTGAGACTAAGACAAGCACTGTATACCTGATGCGTATGAAAGATGACATCTGTCTCAAGCGCATGGACCCCGAGCAATACGCAGTCTTGAAGCTAGCAACCGCAGCAATAGAGGAACAGAGCAAATGAGTAAGTTATCTGTAGAGCAGCGTGTCCAGAAGGCACACGTATGGTTGATGGGTCAGGCTGACTACTGTCTGTACTCCGGCATCATCATGCTGGGCAAGACCGAGGTGAATGACACCGTGCCGACAGCCTGTACCGATGGGCGCAACACCCAGTACGGGCGCAAGTTCTGCGACAAGCTCAACGATAAAGAGCTGCGTGGCTTGATCCTGCACGAGAACCTGCACAAGGCGTTTAGCCACCTCACCACGTGGCGCAACCTGTGGGATAAGAACCCGAGGCTGGCGAACATGGCCTGTGACTACGTGATCAACCTGATGATCCACGACAGCGACCCCGACAGTAAGAACGTCAAGCTGCCCGAGGGTGGGTTACTGGATGAGAAGTTTCGGGGTATGGATGCAAACACTGTTTACAAGTTGCTTGAGCAAGACCCGCCTGATGAGGACGAGGGAGGCGGTGGTGGTGGGGGTCTGGATGACCATGACTGGGAGGGTGCCAATGGCATGACCGCTGCTGAGAAGGAGCAGTTGGCTCGTGATATCGACCAAGGCTTGCGTCAAGGTGCTCTGCTGGCTGGCAAGATGAAGGGCAATGTGCCGCGTGAGATTACCGATGCACTGACTCCCAAGGTTGACTGGCGCGAGGCGCTGCGTGAGTTCGTCACATCATTCTGTCAGGAGCGCGACGAGGCAACATGGCGCAGGCCATCTCGCAGGTGGATCGGGCAGGACGTGTACATGCCGTCGATGATCGGTGAGTCGGTGGGTAGGCTGGCTGTGTGTATAGATATGTCAGGCTCTATCGGTACCGAGCAGATCGGGCAGTTTCTAGGCGAGGTCAAGGCTATCTGCGAGACGGTGCGGCCCGAGGGTATCGACTTGCTGTACTGGGATACGCAGGTGTGCCAGCACGAGACATACGAGCAGAGCCAGCTCGACCAGTTGGTGGCTAGCACTAAACCTGCCGGTGGTGGGGGCACTGACCCGCAGTGCCTACCTGACTACTTGCTGGACAAGAAGCTCAAGCCCGAGTGTGCGGTCATCCTGACTGACGGGTACGTGAGCTCATGGGGTACGGGCTGGCCGTGTCCTACGCTGTGGGGCATCACCACTAAGAACATCGTGTCGCAGGTTGGCAAGAGCGTGAGTGTCGTGTGATGAACGACGTCGTTGGGTGGGTGTCGCGTGAAGACATGTATGTAGTCGTGAAGCCTCGGTACGGTGTTTACTACAAGGCGGTAACGGCTAGCTACGCAGGATACCTATATTCAGAACCTGAGACTTTCTCTGAACCTTTGCCACTTGATGAGGCTGAGGCCATAGCTAAGTTGATGAACGCAGCAGAGGAGGAGTGATGAGCGACGATGGTACTTGTACTTATACGGTCCATAAATACTACGCACTTAAAGGGCACGGTTATCTTAAAGAGCCTATTAGCTCCTTCATACTTGCGGGGGGCAAACGATACCAACCAATAGCAGAAGGGGTATCTCTTGAAGAAGCAAAAGCTTTAGTCATGTTGCTCGATTCAAATTTGGAGGAGTGATGCCGATAAAAGAAGGATGGGCCTTGGTTAAGTATCGGTGGATGGATCGAGGCTCTAAGGTTCATTTGCGATACCAAGGCGTACGTGTGGAGATGCTACGTAACAACCACAACATCCATGAGGACGAGGTGGTAGCTAGTGGGCTAGAGCTTGAAGAGGCCGAAGCCATGTTGAAGTTGATACCTGATGAACAACGTAAACAACTATTGAGGAGTGACCCATGATTCAGAATAGCTCTGTATTGGTAGACCTGAACCTCGGTGTGTGGACAGGTCGCAAGATGGATAAGAAAGTGTCGGCGCAGATCGACCAAGACAACAACACCAAGGCCAAGGCCGGTAACTACCACAAGAAACTGATGGCCGGTACCGCTGCACTGGACAACCTGCACAACGTGGTGGGGCGCATCCGCTTTTGGCACTACGACAACACCCTGCCATGGTCGGACAACGGGCAACGCCTGCTGCCTATGGTCAACTTCTTCAACTACAAGCAGAAGATGAATGAGTTCAAGGATGAGTTTGTAGATGCAGCGGAGAAGTTTTACACGGAGTACCCCAACCTTGTGGCGGTCGCAGCCTTTACCCTGACTAACCTGTTCGAGGCTACCGACTACCCGACTGTGGATAAGTTACGTAGTAAGAACTATTTCCGTGTGATGTTCAGTCCGGTACCTGACTCTGGTGACTTCCGTGTGGGCATACCCGACGAGTACCGCAAGGAGCTGGAGCAGATCAGCAAGGACCGTGAGCAGGCGGCTATGCAGGACTTGTGGGACAGGCTGCACACTGTGCTCAACCACATGAGCGAGAAACTGGCGGGGCAGAACAAGCAGATCTTCCGCGACACCCTGCTGGACAACGCAGTGGAGCTGTGCGCCATGCTTACTGTGCTCAACGTGACCAATGACGCCAAGCTGGAGCAGGCCCGTCAGGAGTTGGAGAAGACGCTGGTTGGGCTCGATGCCAAGGACCTGCGTAAGAATGATTCACTTCGGCTCGATACCAAGGCACGAGTGGATGAGATCTTGTCGATGTTCTAATAGTTGCAACCTTTAGGAGGGTGATGTATGTTGCATCTATGAGGAACATTAAAAAGATGGTGAGTGTGGCGTTTGATGAGTTGGGCGAGATACGGGATACGTTCTACCTGCTCAACAACGCCAAGTCAGACTGCCATCGTATAACTGCACCCCTACCGCGGTATGTATTGGAACGTATAGCACTGATGCGTATTCGGCGCGGGGACTACACCGACACTCCAACAGGCAGATGGATAGGCAAGCAACACTTAATCATCTACTTGTCTACGGATGAGTACAAAGGAATCAGGAGTGCGATCAATGGCTACACCGGAAAGCCACGTGAAAGACGCAGTAAAGCGAGTACTGAAGCGACTCAATACCTACTATTTCATGCCCCCGATGAACGGGTATGGGGCGTCAGGGGTACCTGACATCGTTGCTTGTCTTGACGGTAAGTTCATAGCTGTGGAGTGCAAGGCCAACGGCAACAAACCTACCATGCTGCAACTTAAGAACCTCAAAAGCATTGTTGCAGCAGGTGGGTACGCGTTTGTAGTGGACGATACATCTGTGGGTATTTTTACAATGATGATGGACTCAATCGTCAACGGAGTGCTCAATCGTGATGATGTAATTGACTTAACGAAGACATGAGATCACGACCTACTGACGGTACCTATAAACGTATATTGAGGCGGATGTCTACGTACTACGCGCTGAGCGTATACGACATAGCCGATCACTTTGAGTTCTCCTACCGACATGCGTACAGGTACATCACACGGCTAGAAGAGGATGAGGTGATCTACGCAAGGTACAAGCACAAGGGACGTTACTACTATTCATTGGTTAGAGAGAGGGTACATGCAACTAGAAAAGGTCACATCCGCATTAAGGCTCGCGCATAAGGCAGGGCTTGACGGCGTAGACCTGTTAGTGCTGGCAGAGATTCTTGCCAAGCAAGCGCAGGGGGGCGAGGTAACTATCATGAAGATCTCGCTAGGCAAAGGCGTGGCATCGTTTGGAACCATCCATGCGCGAGTGCAACGCCTGATCCGCAAGGGCTACCTGACCAAACGGGTAAGCACCATCAACCAAAGGTACAAGCCAATAGAGCAAGGCCCGAAGTTGGTTAAGTTTTTAAGCTCGTTGGAAGATCTTATATAAACACTGTTTACAAGGAGAGTGCACATGAACAAAGATAACGTGAACAGCCCTGACCACTACAAGGTTGGCGGCATCGAGACCATCGACTTCATCGAAGCCAAGCGTCTGAACTACAACTTGGGCAACGTGGTCAAGTACATCACCCGTGCAGATCACAAGGCTAACCGGCTGGAGGATTTGCAGAAAGCTAGGTGGTACTTGGTGCGTGAGATTGCCCAGCTTGAAATGGATGCCCCTTTTGACAGCGCCAAATTTGATGCTGACATGAAGGCTTTCGCGCTACGTAAGGCAGCGGAGGTTAAGGCAGCGGAGGTTAAGGCAGCGGAGATTGTGAAACAACTGTCCTTGCCGATTCCCAAAGCACACAAGCCACAGCGGTACGGGCATAACACTCTGTTGGCGTTGAGCCGCAGAAACAAAGACCGCATGCCAGCAGCAGGCACGATCCTGTTCAAGGCGTGGCAGTCAATTGAAGACTTGCTTAGCTCTGGCCCTGCCTATCGTAAAGATCTGACCGCTACACTTGAGATCGCGCACCCCAGATCCAACCTGAGTAAGTACATCACGATCTTTCTGGATCGTGGGCTGCTCAAGGTGGTGGGATGAAAAACTTTGCATATGGGTGGATTGCTTGCGGGATCTTAGTGGCAGCACATGAGAATCAGTGGGGCGGGGTGATCTTTCTGTGTGCGCTGGCTGTCATCAACGGACTGCTGTGGGCAGGGCACCATGAAGAGTGAAGACTGGGCGTTGTGCTTTGTTATCGGTGCGCCGGTCTTCCTGCTGCTGTGGATCATCACTGCTGTAAGACTATACAGAGAGGAGCGGGACTATGAGTAAGTACACCCCGGGGCCGTGGATCGCTGTTGGGTGGATGGTCGAAATTGCAAACGACAAGAAACCAGACATCTGCACCACAAATCAACACCAATTTGATCAAGGCTATTTAAGACGAAGTATGAGCGAGCAATTAGCCAACGCTCGTTTGATTGCCGCTGCACCTGACCTGTTGGAGGCGCTGCAAGCAATGACTGAAGCATTCCTTGACACCGAAGGAAGTCACGGTTCGGTCGAGTCTGATGCGATGGACAAGGCTTATGACGCCATTGCCAGAGCAACAGGAGATAATCCATGACCCTGCGCGATTACTTTGCGGGGCAGGCTATACAAGCCGTGTTTGCAAAAAACTGGGAGATGTTCCTAGATAACACATTCCAATCCCCAGAAGAAGTGCCGCATGAGGTAGCACGGGATGCGTATGCCATCGCAGACGCAATGCTTGCAGCGCGTGAGGTGAAGCCATGACCCGCGAAGATGTGATCCGCATTGCTATCGAACTGCTGCAACGCTGCGAAAACGAAATGCGGTATGCAGGCTGGGACAAGTTCCAGTCTGACAACACTGCAAGAAACGGCGTGTATGAGCAAGTGAAACAGTTTCTGGAGAAGCAGCCATGACCCGCAAACCAGCGACACCTAACGAATGGGACTATGAACGGCGCATGATGTTGGATCATATCCGTGCCCTGCTGCTGACCCCCACAGACAAAGAGAGTCGGCGTAAGGCTCTGTTCCACCTGACGGAGATCTTTGAGGACGAGGGTCTAGAGGATGTGAAGCCGTGAGTTACGACAGATCAAAGATCACGCATAACCTGTCCAGTGGAGACAAGGTGCGGGTGAAGGGTTTTAGAACTATCTCAACCGTTCAGGAACTTCAACCCAAAGAGCATTGGGAGAATTGCGTTCTGTTGACTGAACCCTTGAGGGGCTGGAAGCACTGGGATGCTCACGATCTGGAGAAAGTGTGAAATGAACAAACTGGTAGAGGCTGCACAAGCCCTAGTCGATGCGATAGATGAAGGCCGTCCGGTAGATCTTGAGTTGCAGATGCTGCGCAAAGAGTTGAGCATCCCGCAAGAGTCAGGCTGGCAGTTCAAGACCGTAGGCTTTCAGACCGTGACGTTGCCCGGTGGTAGGAACGAGATCCAATTCTCATTAACCGATGCAGATGCACCAAAGGGGTGGAGTGATGGACATTAAAAACGACGACGACGATGACATCATGATCTACGATAGCAGCCCCAGCAAAGCC